CGGATGACATAAGCTCCCGCACGCACACCCAGTAGCGCCCACTCGGACGCGAGGATATCGATACGCCCAGACGCGACCTTGACACTGATCTGATAGGAGTAGTTGCCATCTGTTTCAGCGGTGTACCCCTCTGGGTTTCGGATCAGCCTCAGAATTGCTTCGGCTTCCACCATGATAACGACTTCGACATCCAGGGTTCCGTCTGCCACGAGGGTATCCAGATCAGGAAGTCGATTACGGATGATGAGTTCCACGTCGTTCAGACGAGTCTGGACAATCGTGGTCTCCCCGGCTTCGAGTGGCCTACCCAGCCGGTCTACTACATCCTGAACCGATGCGTAAGCCAATATGACTCCTTAGAACGTAGTCGGACGAAGCACCGAACGAATCAGTGCCATGAACCCGGTCTGAAGATCGGTTCGGCCAATAGCAGCCCAACGCTTATCGGTGTCCTCGCGGGCGAACACGGCTTCGACATGGTCACCCACAAGGGCGGCCAGTTCCTTCAGCTCATTCGCAATGCGAAGCTCTTCGTCGGACAGCTCGCGGTAGCCCGTAATGGGCGTAGTCTTAGTCATTGGTTTCCTTCTGCTTGGGGGGACGACCCCGCTTCTTGGGCGTAACAGGCCCTGAGATCGTCTGTACGGACTCGGGGACCTCTTTGAGGTAATGCCACCCGTCTTGCTCTACGAGGCGCTTAGCGGTCTTCTCAGAGGCCTCTACGACCACGCCGTTGCTACTTCGGATCTTAACTCCCACGGACCAGCCCTTCGAGTTCGGAGACCCAGGCCGTCATTTCGACCTTGGGGTCTAGTTCTGCCGACCTCTTCAAGGCAAGCTTGGAAGCTGCCTCCCACTCCTCGGGTTGCAAGAGTCGTCGGATTTCGGATTCATACATGTTGAGATCATCACGGTCCACAAAGATCCCGTCCGGACCCTGTGACTCCAGGAGCCCCGGCGTGGGATGACAAATAACCGGAATCCCCGACGCATTCGCCTCAACCCCTGCCATGCCATACGACTCGTAGAACGAGGGCATCAGAAGAATCTTGGTCTGTGACCACACCTCGTCACGCATCTGGTCTGTGTGCTTGACGAAGTCGACGTTGTTCAGGTGAGGTGGCGGAAGGATTTGTGTGCCGTGACCACCTTCGACTGCGAGGAACTCCACATCAGGCATCCGACGCGCAAGTTCATACAGGATCTTCGAACCCTTGTGCTCGTTGAGGTTCACCAGAGTGACCTTGGTGCCGGGGGTTGTCTTGTGCTGGTCTGGAAAGACAGGGGGATGAACAATCATGGATCGCATCCCGAGACGTTCCAGCTTGTATTTCAGCCATTCCGAGTTGAACACCACGAACTCTGGCTGTAGGTCGAACACCTGTTCCACGCCGTACATGTCGTTGTGGCACAGGAAAACCAAAGGAATGCCAAGCTTCTTGGCGATGTTGTTCGCACGGATCGTGTTGTCATGATGGGTGATGATGACATCAGGCTTCCATGTCATGATGTTCTGCCGTGCGTAGATGATGTTGGTGACGATAACCTCTACACCCTCGTACTCATAATGTACCGGGGCTTCGGGCATCACCGTTGCGAAGACCACAACCTCATGGTCTGCCGCAAGAAGTTCCTTCACCATGGAGTGGAGCATCGTTTCGGAGCCCGCACATCGGAAAGGAACGTAAAAATGGACTAGCACTGAAACGCGCATTGGCGGACTCCTTGTAGTGGGGTGCAGGCTGACGTCCGTCATACCGTCATTTAATCCTCTAGACAAGAGGAACCTGCACCCTACGTTGATTAGCTACCCGATGGGTTCGTGAACTTCACGAAGCCGTCCAGGTTACCCACGATCCAACCGAAGGTGACCTCGATCAGCAGGGCAATCTGGTTGGTCTGCCACATGGAGATGGTAGACACACCATCCGTCAGAGTGGCCTGATCCGAAATCTTGATTCGGACCTCGTCCGCAAAGCCCCATCGGAGCTGGGAGAAGTCTCCACCAATGATCTGGGTAGTGCTGGCCGTAGCCGCACCCAGGTCACCACGAACAGCCTTACCATACTCCGCAGGGAAGCCCAGGATGTTGCCTCGGGTCGCCGTGAAGTTGATTCCAGCCGGGTTCACCAGGTTACCGTTCGCATCGCGCTCGGCACCCTCACGAATCAGGCGTGCACGGAATCGGGTGTCAACAGCCCAACCATCGAAGTCCGTCTCGGGGTCGATCATCTCGTAGCCCGCGATCAGCTCGTCATACAGGTTCCCAGGACCAGGCACGGTGTCCAGGTCAACCACGTTAGTGGTGTTGTTGAGAACGTTGGTAGACGTAATGCCCTGAAGCGCAGCACCAGTCAGAGGCTGCTTACCATGGAAGACCGCGAGGTCGATACCACGCCCGATCGCGAGAGCCATATCCGACTGAATCTTGCTGTAGAACCCCTGCGGGTTGGTACGAGCAAACTCCTCGGACACGGTCACGATCGTGGCCAGCTTGATCGGGCTGAAGGACTGGGTATCCCACGCAACACCCGACAGTGGCTTGGTACCACCCTCACGGAGTGCGTTGGTCGTACCAGTACCAACCTGGCCGACCTCGGGACGCTTCGTCTGAACCGGGATAACGGTCTCACCGTACGAGACGGGGATACGCTCACCCAGACGAAGAACAAGCGAAGTCTCCTGCGCCTGCTCGAAAATAGCCCCTACGATCTCTGGGGGCAGCAGGTCATCCGGAACATACGCAAGACGACCCTGGTGGTCGTTGGTAGTATTCGGAGCAAGCTCATTGATCATTGCCATTTCGGCGTTTCCTTACCTAGTGATTTTACTTTGGACCATGTCGGCAAACAGCTCACCTGGGGTCTTCACGCCACCTGCGTTACCACCCGCACTCTGGGTCCGATCGGTTGCACGCTGCCTTCCGGCAGGAGTACCGAACATCTCCTTGAGCTGCTTCGCGTGTGCGTTCAGCTCGTCTTCAGTGCTTCCCTTGAGCAAATCTGCAAAAGCCACGGCCTGTTCACCCGGAACATCAGCCGCAATGGCAACCTTCAGCTTGGTAAGCCCGGTCACCGCGTTGTCGCGCTCCGTAATAACGGAGGTCTTCTCCTGAGCCAAAGCCTGGAGCTGTGCGTCGTATTCGACCTTGGCCGCAGCCTTAGCCTCATCGGCAGCAGTCTGGGCCTTGATTCGGTACTTCGCAGCTTCGGCGTTAGCCTCAGCAATAGCCCGACGACCCCATTCCGGAAGCTCAGCGGTGTTACCCTGGTTGCCGGTCTGGTCGTTGGCGGACTTGTTATCGTCGGACATGAATCCCTCCTGGGGATGTTATTGGGATCGGCTCCAGGCCGATCTACTTGACTACTGCAAACTCTTCTGGATCGACTTGGTTGTCTTCGATAGCACGGCGAAACGCGTTAAGAGCATCCCGCCCGGAGAAACCCTTAGTTGCTTCAATCCATGTATCCCTGGCTGCGAGGTAATCATCCCTGCCCTGCCAGTTCATTCGGTCGAAGACCGGAACAACCTTGCAGTCACAATTGGGATGGAACCTGGTCATCAACTCGTTGAACGCTTCTGTGTCATTCTCGTCCAGGATGTCAAGGGCGGTTGTGTCGTCCGTGTTCAGACCAGCCGACTCTGCGGACTGGTAGACCGGACCTCGTGACACCAACATCAGGCAGAAACCACAGGTCTCACGGCCCGTTGCCACACGAGCCCAACCCAGTGCGAAACCGTCTGATTCGACCGCGTTTCGGATGGTCCTTCGACCACCATTTTCTACTTCCTTGACAGCCCGGAACCCAGCCTGGATCGCTTGGCCCAGACTGGTGTTACCTGACTGAAACGGCTTCTTCGACGGGAACATTGCTTCGTAGAACCAGTCGTATTCATACGCCGGAAGATCGATGTCGAACCTGTCGTCATCTCCTGTGTGGTTCTTCCGTTGCGTGTCGTAATACTCCCGTGCGAGTTCAGCACTTTCCGTCCGGGCTTGGTTGACCAGAGGGAAAATGCTTTGCACAATGTCTTTCCAGACCTGCGAAGTCAGTGGAATGAACAGAAACGGGAGGAGCACCTGTAGTACCAGCCGCATTACGCGGGCTGAGATACTACGCTGTCTTTTGTGTAGCTGGGTTAGCAGCATTCGGATCAACCTTGCCGATCTGCTCATTGGTCTTCGCAGTACCATCAAGCAGCAAGGCGTTCATCTGGGCTACCGGGTCATCCTTATCCCACTGACGCATCTGCTTGCGCTGAACGTCGGAATAACCCATCTCGATACGAGCCTGCTCAACCGGAATGATTCCAGCCTGCTGGAGCTTGACAACACCATCGGACTTGGCCGCGAAGGTAGGAGTCGAAGGATCACGCCATACCGATTCGAGCTGGTAAGCATCCTTCGGGATCGAACCGTCCATGACCAGCATCCCCAGACGCATGGTGTCTTCCCATGCTTGTCCAAACATGCGGGCCTTGCGCTCGGTCTTCTTGACCAAGCGTGACTCTGCCGACTTGATTGCCTCTGCACTTGCCGGGTTCTCCGAAGAGAACGACAGATACTGTGGTGGAAGACCGGTATACGATGCTACCTGCTTGGCCAGTTCCTGGAGGGACTCGGTAAAGTTCCGCAGATCCGCAGCAGAAAATTGCATACCCTTGCCGTTCTCATTTTCGAACGCCAGGATACGTGCCATGTATGCTTCCATAGCCGCACCCGGATTGTCAGGGTCTGTAGGTAGTTCGTCTCGGTCGATACCAAACAGCACACGCTGTGGAATCGCCATGAGTTCCGAAGCAGTCTGAAGGTTCATCATGATCCGTGAAGCCGCATCCGTTGCCGAACGAAGCTCAGGGGTGATCTCAGACTTGCCATAGGACTCGGTGAGCCGTTCCCGGTTCACCAACTGGGTGGCCAACACACGGTCGAGATCGTGCTGGATAACCTCGTCAACCTTCCACTGCGCAAACGGTCCACCACGGGCTAGGTACACAGTCCTGTCGGGCAGGAGCAGCGTAGCCATATCCTCCTTGGGAATGGTGGGATGCTTGTACAGCCGAAGACCTTCGTCCAGCTTCTTGGTGCGCTTGTTCTGCTTCGCGATGAAATTGAACGGGGACTCCACGCGGATAATCGGGATGTCCGGGTTGTCATCGTCGTCGCCAGGCGCGGCAACCGTAATGTAGGCAACACCATGAATCATGGCTTCCAGGTGACCCAAACCTGATTCTGCGTCAAGGAAGTTGGCTTGCCACCACGAGCGCAGGCGCTCATCGACTTCGGCCTGATCCGCATTGCGAAAATCTTCCAGGTCCAGCCTCTCTTCGAGACTGTCAAGATACATTCGGGGCCAACCAATAGCGGCCGTCATGTGTCGAAGCTCAGGAGGGGTTGACAAACCCAGCGCCTTGAGTCGGTATTCAGACTCGTAGTACGCCTGGTTTTCTTTGAGCCGGCCCTTTCGGCCGTTTAGCGCATTGACCAGATCGTCTACTGTCTTGTCGTATTCACTCATCGCAGGATTGCAACTCCCTTCTTCTTATTCGACTTACTCATAAGGAACTCCTGTCGGGCTCCGAAAGCAAGCACCGCACAGACCGCAGCATCAATCTTCCGCGATGAGTCCTTGGTAGCCTTACTGATGGAGATCCCAAAGTTGTTTGGACGCCGGATGGCGTTCAACACGTGTCGTCGAAGCGCGACGTCGCCGTTGTGGACCAGCTCTTGTTCAAGAACCGCATCCTGGAAGCGCTCGCAATCGAGTGTGAACGCCTTGATATTGGAACGCATGTCATACGCAACCGGGTGCTTGGCTGTTGCCTTGAGCTTCAGCTTCTTTCCGTACGCAGCACCCCACGCATCGACATACGATTCGAATTCCTTGACGTCGGACCTGAATCCCACGACATCATACTGAGCGAATGCCCAGTCCACCGTGTTGTTCACATCCTCGCGAGGAACCTCACCACCGTACTTCTCCGGATTCCAAATCTTGATGGGGAAGATCGCAGCGTCTTCTACTCGACACGCCACCAGGGCTGTCCAGTCCGAGGACTTACTACCATCGAATCCCATGGTGATACGGTCACCAGGACGAAGCGGTTCCAGCTTCACACCCAGGCACTTATCCCACTCTCGTGGAGACACCCAAGCGTCTTCTGCTGCGTTGATCTGGTTCAGGAACTTGCGTCGCGACTCAGTGACGTCTTCACGCACGTCCAGGATCGATTCTACGATCGTGTCCGTGTCGAGCCAGTCCGCATCACCCTTGCAGATTTCCAGGCCCTCACGGAGCCGCTGGATGGCTGCTAGGTATGCTTCCTCGTCTTCCATCAGCTCAGCAATTTCACCGACTGGTGTATCCGCAGGAGCTTCAAGAGCATCGTAGAGGAAACCGGTCTTGACAGCCTCGCCTGACTGCTGCTGCTGCCACGCGTCCCAGTCTCGTTCCGCATCCGATTCCTCACCAGGACGGTGAGCATTACAGATCGACAGAGAACGACACGTACCGTACGCACCCTTGGTGACGTTACCCCGGATGATGTTGGCCATTTCAAGACCCTGGTTGGATTCGATCCACCACTGGGTCTCATTCTTGATGACGAAGGTTGGACGCTTGCCCTCAAGAGCAAGCGGACTTGATGTCACCGACTCGATCATTCCACCCGCACGGGAATAGATGATGGTCTTGTGAACCTCAAGCCCGAACTCTTCCTTCATGACCTTGGAGGCCATAGCCGGAAACAGGGTGAAGGTGTTACGAGTCTGGTCCTGGGACACCGCAGCGATCTGAATCCATGCCGAAGCCTTTGGCTTCCCCACGGGCCTACCTGTCTTTTCATCCCAATGACTAAACTGAACCGGACCACACAACTCTGCAAGAGCCATAGCGGCTGCAAGCGGGTCCTTACCCCAACCCTTGAGTCGGCGAAGGAGCCCGTTGCGATAAATGAACTTTCCCATACCGTCGATGGCGTACCACCACAGTAGGAATCTGAACTGCTCCTCGGTGACAAGGAAATTCTCTCCCGCACGAGGCCCGGAAGGCTGGACCACATACTTCCACATCCAGTTGACGATCTCGTCCCCCAGAGTGAACTCGGGGAGATAGAAGTCCCCATTTTCCAGCCTTTGCCAGGTGGGGCCAACGATGTGAGCCGGTGCAGGAGCAAGAGGTGGCGAACCCATTTGTGCTCCTTCAAAATTACAGGGGTGTACGATGGTTGGTTAGGGTGAGGTTCAACGGAAACCCAGTACTGGCGTACAGGACCCCACTTGATGCTGCCTTGACGGCCCACCTCAGACGAACGGTTCCTGTGTCCAAGTCGCCAGAAGCGACAATAAATGACAGAACACCAGAACGCCCAATGAAGGGCTGTCCAATGGGGTAGTTTGCCGTGTTACCAACAGAAGATGGTGTCGACGTATTGGTAGACAGATACCTCTGGATAGTTGGTGTCCCACCGGTTACCACGACTAGGTCTTCGGACCAGTCTGCTTCGTTGCTGACCAGGTGACCGTACGCAACCTCGATACGTTCACCAACACCAGCCGTAATCGTGTATTCAGGAGATCCCGGAAGCAGTGCCCACGCGTCGCCGTTGGCGGCTACGGTGTAGCCAGGAGACTGGCTGGTATCCCGGACAATGGTCACACGCTGCTTCAGGGCATC